GAGATTTGCCACCGCATCAGAGCGGTCTGCTGAGGTCATGCGCATTTCGCGGTGCATCGTGGTCGCTGATAGTGTCGCGATACGAAACAAGTCCTCCCCGGTGTCTGTGCTGATGTCAGCGTCCACCAAGATGGTTTGCATGTTGAGTGCAGGCAAATCATAGCCGTTGTTTGCAAATCCGATGTCAGACGGCTTTGAAACGCACGCCGCCCAGGATGCGAGCCACTTCCAAAACTCGCTTTCAGCATGCTTTTTTAGCCTCCAGTCGCCAGTATTGAACGTGTCATTTACAAAGAACGTTGCAAGCATCTGAGCAAGTGAGCAGATGCCTAGGAAGTCAGCGTGCTGTCCAAGTTCGGTGTAATCGTTTGGCGATGGCGTGGCGGTACATGCAAGTCTGTACGGAGTCTTGGAAAACGCGTCGGTCAGCGCTTTCCGCGTCTTTCCAGTGAAAGACTTCAAAATCGAGGACTCGTCTAGCACAACTCCGGCAAACACTGAGCAATCAAAATGCTCCAGCTTCTCGTAATTGGTAATCCAGACTCCTGGTGCGGTAATTTCGTCACCGCTGGCAATTTGCTTTGCATCGATGCAAAACTTCTGCGCCTCTCTGGCAGTCTGTGATGCCACAGCAAGAGGGGTGAGGATTAGCACGCTGCCGCCAGTGTGCCGCACTACTTGGCTCGCCCATTCGAGCTGTTGAGCGGTCTTACCAAGTCCACAGTCCTCAAACAGTGCGCAACGGCCCTTCCTGACCGCCCAACGCACGATGTGCGCTTGCCAGTCAAACAGCGGCGCAATGATCGGCAAAGGTTCAAAACCGGCATCCCGCACGGTCTTTTGCTTGCCCGTGATGTAGTCGTCGTATGTCATCTTTTCTTGAAGTTTCTTGCGTTCAACTGTGCGACCTTCCGCTTGCATTCCATGCTGCAGGTCTTACGCGGGCCTTTGCCCTTTCGGTAGTTTGCAAACTCAATGCCGCAAACCATGCATGGGATTTTGACCGTCGTCTTGACTCGCGCCAGCTGCGCCTGGGACAGCAAAGTCTGTAGGCATGTTCGGCTGCACGCTTTAGCCTTTTTCTCGTTTGGCCGAAAAATAGTGCCGCAGGCTGTGCAAGGCTTCATCGGCCTTCGGCAGTCAATGCAGCGCTGACTCCATGCCGTCGGCAGTTGCACGCCGCATCCGCAAAACCGGACCTTGTGCGGCTTTGGTGCCCGGATGCGCGGCTGACGCTCGCGGTCCCAGCACGCGGTGCATTTAAGCGCCCTGCGCCCCATTAGTTCACCGCACGCACAGAACTTAGTCTGGCGCGGTGCACGCCGCCGAAACAATCCACCAGACGCCGCCTTGTCCAGGATGGCACCGGCCTGCGCCTCGGTCAGCGTGGGCTCATCTGCCCGACGTGCCAGTCCCCGCCGGACGGCGTCGGCTACCAGCTGCGCAGCCTCGCGCAGTATTGCCTGGTTCTCCGTTTCGTTTGTCGCAGCCGGGCCAAACTCGTATTCCCGAGTCCGCGCACTGGGACTCCAGCACGGCTTGCCGTTAAGCAAGCCCACCATGTGCCCGCTCATGCTGCCCTCCTTGCCATCGTAATGGTCGTCAGCACTGCGAGCCCGGCGATGACAAGCGACTCGCCCAAGCAATCGCAAAACTGGATTGCCACGAGGTCGGTGATGAGTAGCGCGCCAAGGCCGCATGCGTAGGCAATGCTGTGCCGTTTGGTGTTGGGTGCGGTTGGTTGCGGGCCTTGGTATGGCCTGCGGCTGTAGTGTGAGGTGCTCATGTTCAGTTCATTGGTTGTCTCTGACGGCCTCGTCAGCACCCGCCTAACGGGTGGACGCCCCGGAGGGCGTTTCGGCCTAGGCTGTTTGTTTTGCCTGTGCCGCCATGTCGTTTTGCCAAAAAATCTGAGATCCGATTTTAAGGTATTCGGCATCTAGTTCGCGGAACAGATCCCACTGGCAGAGACTTGCGGCTACCAAAGCCAGCCGCTTTACCATCTGGTGCTTGTCTTCAAGCGTTGTGATTTGTTCGATTTTTGCGTGAAAGGCGATGTAGTCGTTCGTTGTCATGGGCCCAACTATAGCTACCCATTCGCGCTTGGCTAGCTATTTCTTTCACTTTTTTTTGCCCGCCTCAAAGCGTTCATTTCCCGCGCTTTAGGTCGAGGCTTGCACGCATTCCGGCGCGCTGCCTCTGCTTTTTTTTCTGATTTTGCTGCGCCGCCCAGCTTTCCAATCTCGCGGCAGTGTTCTCGGAGTGTTTTTTCAGTGCTCATTTTGCTTTAAGCGGTTGATTTCACGTTCGATGTACCAAGCGGCCTTGCGCAAGTCCTCCAGCGCTTCTCCCTTAAGCCCGGCCCGCCACAAGTACTTGATTGCGTTGCCGATGCAAAAATTAAAGTGCTCGGTCACTTGGATGCACTCCACGCCCGACGGGTGCGAAGTGTAGTGCGGCGGGTGGTTGACTGGGTCACTCATTGGTTTTGGTATTAATAACTTCCACGAGTTGTTCTGCTGCCTTTGCAGCGACGTTGAAGATGAGCGGCAGCGATTTAGGCGAGCCCGAGCAAAAAAACTGTCCATCCACCTGCGCAATAACCAAAAGTTTCTCTGCTTTAAGGTTTTCCGCCGTGAGATCGGCAGCCGTTTTAAGGACCAGCGAGATGCGGTCCGCGTGTTCTTGTTCCATGCCCGCACCCTAGCAAACCCCGCTTTGCTGTCTAGATGCTGTTTTCTGCCAGTGTGCAAGTGCCTTTGTTTCAAGGGGGGAAACTGTAACCCCGTCGCAGGATCTCCCTGCGCACCATACGGCTACTTGCTGGGACTCAGTCCCAAATCATTCTCCGGCAGGTATCAAGCCAGACTGGAAAAGCTGTGCTTCCTCGTCTCTGCGCCGCCTGAGCCCCCGGGAATCGGGCCAGAGCCGTTTCATGGCGCGGATTTGGTCAGGTATCTGTGCCAGCTCGTTGACTCGGAGCAACTCTTGGATGCGGACCATTTCGCGCCGCCGGTCGCCCGTTAGGTTCGGGCCACGGTTGAACACGATGGACACCAACGTCGCTGCGCAGTCCCCGGGCAGCGCCTGCACCTGCGGCCAGATTCGGAGAGTGCGCAGGTACCAGGTCGGAACTGTGACGTCCTCAAACACGGCCAGCGCTGCGTCCCACGGGATCACGAGGTGCCGGACGTGCGGGAGAATAAAACGCGCGTCCTCGCCTCGGCGGTTAGAAACGCCAATCAGTGCCGCCAGCGTCTTTTTGTCGAGGTGCGGGTCCCAAGCTCTAGCTGTCTCCGTTGCTGGCGTATGTCCCAAGTCCCAGCCGATACCGATGGTGACTCCCGACGATTCGCCGGGCCATTCCGGGTTGCGGTTATACTCGTGCTCTCCGCCGGTTTCCCAGCCGATGATTGCCTTAATGCCGCGCGAGCTAAGGTTAGTCGTCATCCTCGTCATCCTCCACGGTTTCGGTTTCCGCACAAGGGCCTTCAGACCACCGGAGCGCCTGGTACTGTCGCGCGTAGAGGCTGCCTGCACCGGCCTCGAACGTCGTGTAGCTGTCGGTGTCCGAGTCGTGGGCAAGTATTTGCACGCAGTCAAAATGCTCGCCAATCTCGGCAACCATGCGGTTAAGGTAAGCCTGCTTTTCCTCGTCGGTCATAGGATGTAAAAGTGGTGCGCGGTAAGTTTGCGCCCGTCAACTGTCGTCGTCATGTAACTCTTACGCGGCCACTTTTTGCGCTTTGCCAAGCGCATTGCTGCCTCGAAACTTACACTCAGGATGTCCGAGATTTGGCGCACGCTGTACCAGCCCTCTGGCGGCGCTTCCCCAAGCAACTCGGCCTTTAGGGCGGCGATGACCGATCCAGTTAAATCGGCAGCCGGAAGTCTTGGTTTTTGGTCTCTTTTGCCAGCCATATGACGGTTTCGTTGTCTGAGTATTCCCCCCAAGCAAACCCCCTGCTCCAGGACGTGGTTGCCCTGCGCTGGGCACTGTATCCCATGGCGTTCACGTCCCCGAGCCAGCCAACACAATAGCCGGTAGGGTGCGCACGGTTCCGGCCTTCGGCCTGCTGCACCCGGTGTAGGTGCGCGATCACAACTTTGTTTGCTGCTCCTTCGCAAATTGCTTCGGCATGATCCCGCACTGCGTTTTCGTTGACCATGTACCCGTGCCCGAACAATGCGTCTCCGTAGAGCCGCCAGCCTTGCTGGAAATTATAGTCCACAACAGCGCACCGCATGTCCTTGGCCCTGTCAGTGATTTGTGCCATCACACGGGCTGCCAGTGCGGCTACAATGGCACGCGGTGATTCCATCAGCGTGTTCAATCGCGCCTCGTGGTTTCCCAAAAAGTATACCTGCGGCTCTAGTCGCGAAAGAAACGCCAGCCCGTCGTTGAGGTCAGACTCGGGGTCCACCGCATCGTCAGCTGTACCGGCTGCGCCAGCGCGCAAGCACGCAAGGTCGATCGCGTCGCCTAGGTGCAGCGTTGTGTGAGGCTTCCAACGGCGCTTAAACGCTAGCACCTTGTTGAGCAATGCCTGGTCGGCGTGATGCCCATGGCTGCACCCGACGGCCAAGAATCGCTTCCAGCTTCGGGTGATATTCGCCATAGGCTACACGCGGGCAATAAACGTCGTCCCCGGCCCCGGGATTTGCGGCAGCCTGCCGTGCTCGTCGTAGATGCCCGAGTACGGCGTGATGCGGTCAGGCGGCAATGCCACGCCGTCAGTGCCTGCAGTGCCAAGGATGCGCTTTACGTCGGCCAGAATTTGCAGCCCTGCGGGAGGTGTTGCGCCCAGGTAGCGGGCCTGCATCGCCGGGATCACCGGCACGGGAAGGACCGTCATAGGAGAGGCTTTTGCCCGCGCTCGTTACGAATTACGTCAATCACGCCAAAAATGCCAAGGATGGCGTCCATGGTCGTGTTGCCGACGCCGGTTGAATAAAGCCCGAGTGCTGCCCCCAGCTTAGCGAGTCCGAGCCAGGTCGAAGGCTGCCTAACGTAGTTTTTGAGAATCGTTTTCATTTTCTGTGTGTTCAAAAAGTCGTTCCCAAAGCGCCTTGCGGTCAGCTTCGCACTCCTTAATTTTGCCGTTGAGATACCAAACTGCGGCCAGCGTGAGAGCCATGGAAAGCCCCTGCGCGGCTGCTTGTTGAGCGATGAGGTCGAGCAGTTGTGTCATGTTACACAGCGACTAGTGCAGTTTTTTTCCAAGTGTTGTTGGCCGTGCAAATGTACATAAAATTCGCGTCAAACGCCATCTGCCCCGGTCTGCCCACCGATGTAGCAGTGGCAGGAACTGCACCAGTGCCTCCAGCGGCGCCGTTAATAAATGTGCCAACAATGCAGCGGATTTGGCCCGTGATCGTTGTGGATGCTACGGTCTGCGCTGCCGAAACGGTGTAAGTGCCCGTACCGCCTGTGCCGGTGCCCAATGCCGTGATGGTGGTTCCAGCAGTCAGGCCCGTGCCAGTGAGCAGCATGCCCACTTGGATTACGCCGCTTGAAACTGCGGTGACATTAAGTGATGTTCCGCCACCAGCGATTGCGCCGGTGAAAACTGCGCCAGTGGTGACATACTGATTGGTGTTGTCCCACTCAACCGCATGCCCTTGTGGCACTGTCATTAATGCTGCTCCTGCTTGAAAGAAAAACGGAACTTGATTTGCGCTGGCGCCATTTGCCCTGAAGGTTTGGTACCCAGTAAACAAATTTGTACCAATCGTTGCACTTCCGGTTCTTTGGGAAAGCGAAACTGATGAAGGAACTGTGGTGCCTACCACAATGTCTCCACTCGTCCCATACGTTAAAAATGCGAATCCAAAATAAGCAGAACCGTTACGAGTTATACTTATGAATGGTTTAGCCGTGCCAGAGAACCAAGATGGTCGCCGTAGCACCGTAGATGTTGCCGGAGAAG